GTGGCATTCCATAAAGTTGACCTTCCCCGCATTCCGAGCAGTAGAACCATTCTTCTAAATAGTTAGGCACCGTCTCAATGTGTTTTACTATCCAATGTCCTTTCGGTGGCGCGCCTTCTAACGCTTCTATAGCCATATCAAAAGCTTCATTTGCTTTAAGGCAATAAGCTTCTTCTTCTTTGGTTTCCCATATTAAATATTTTTCGTCATTGAGTATTTCAATCGCTTCTTCTCTCATCATTGTTCTCACCCCTCATGTCTGCGCCACAGTTCATGCAAAAGTCCGATGCATATTCGCTCCAATTTTCACATTCAGAACAATACACAGCATATTGGTTTTTAGTCGGGACTCCATTGCTAGTAAGCCAACGCCCTTTTGGTCGATCTCCCTCTTCTAGTACCCTAATAATTTCCTTTTGCTCATGCGTTATTCCGCGAAGCCGTTCCAGGCCCATTTCTATAGTTAATGCTTCGACTGCCATGTCAATGGCTTCATCAATTGGTACTGTTGATGGCGCAAGCCATGCGGTATTTTTTAAAAGATGTATAGCTTCTTCTTTAGTCATCCTTTTTATCTCCTATATATACGAACCATAGTATTAATAATATAATGTCTAACATGAATCTTATCCAATCAATTACTCTCACCTCTCATGTCTGCTCCACAATTTGGACAGAAATTACTTCTCCAGTAATTATTTGTTACGGAATCTATTTCTGCTAATGAGCCACATTCAGAACATTTATAGTATCCATCTTCTGTATCAAATATCCAATGCCCTTTCGGTGGCGCGCATTCTAATGCTTCTATGGCCATCGTGAATGCTCGTATGTCTAATAATTCATTTTCAATTGTTGATAATACCTGTGTTAATCTCAGACAGTACTCTGCTTCCGATCTATGCTGTTTAATTCTCTTGATTGCTTCTTCTATAGTCATTCCGTCTCACCCATTCTTGCATATTTTTTTACAATATTCACGCTTTTTTCGTATGCTACTGCAACTTCTAGCGGTTCGTTCAAATTGCTTGCTAACGAAAGCAACTCGTCGCATATTGCTCCATACTTTCTTTGTTCTCTATCCAGTGCCATGATTGCCATGTCGAATGCTTGTACCCCATAATCACTGAACTCCCACATCACGGTGTTTCCGTTATGTACCGCTATGTATCCTTCTTTCATTTGCTCTAACACTTTAATTGCTTCTTCTCTAGTCATTGTTTTGTTCCTCATAGTTGTCGTTATATCATCTGAATTAGTATAAATGCATCTATACCAAGATAGATTGCCCCAAATAAAACCAAGTCGATATTTACATTTTTCTTTATATTTTATAGGACATTTACTTATTTCACATCGCATTTTATTCTCCTTTTTTTAAAGACTACTTTTCTATTTTCTATAATAATTATAACTGTTTTTTTAAAAAAGAGCAAATTCTGTCACCGATCCTTAAAATTTGACTTGCGCGCGAGCGTATGCTATACTTATAATTGAGGAGGATAGAATTGAAATGAATAGGTTAAAATTAGACTTTAGCTTAGAAACTGCAAAAGAAAGGGCTAAATTCATTGAAGAATATATAACACAATTTTCAAATTTAACTGCAAAAGAAGCTTCTACAATTGCAGATTATTTATTATGGGGAAAAACAGAAGAAGGCGTTGCATTAGGTGCAGGAACCGGATTAGAAACAAAATGGAGTAAACCAAAGGAGGCTGAATCTTTAGAAGCCGTTTTAGAGAATCCAGCGCTCTCAAATACGCAACTTCATTCATTAGATGAAGCAGTTGTTTTAAAAAAGAATAGGAATGTTTTTGATAGGAAAGAAGCTAGAGAAAAGGCTCCATCTTTTTTAATTGATACTTTTGAAAATTTATGGAAATTAATCGATGAAACAGAATTAGAAATTAATTTTTATGAAGAAAGAGTTGGAAAAAGAGGTAAGCCGCCTAGGAAAGAACTTTTAGATAGATTTGAAGAAGATGAGATTGAACGTATACGTGCGCGCAGTCAAAAACTTAATCAATATAAGTATTTGAAATTACGTCATAAACTAAAAGAGCTGCGTATAGAACAATTTATTTTAAGAGATTCTTATCAAACAACTTTTAATATTACACAATCAATTTTAAATATTAAAGATAAGTCTGAAACATTTGATTGTGATGTGGAAGTTTTTCCGTTGGGAGTCAAAGAAGGGGAAGTGGGAAATATCATTTTTAATTCAGATTTTGACCCTGCCGCACTCAGCGAAAAAGAATTACAAGAAATTAGCAATTTAATATGGGATAAAAAGGAAAAAGAAAAAAGTGAAATAAAAAAATTTTTTGATTTCAGAAATTTAGAGTCGGTTTATCAACTTTATTTATATAAAGATGAAATTGATGACAGAATAGAACAAATTGAACATGATCACTTGATAGAAAATAACTTAAAAAATTTATTAGATACTTTAAAGTTCTACGAAAAAAATGCAGATTTAACAGAAATACAAAGAGAAATTTTATTATTAAAAGAAAAAAAGAAAAAGAATGCCGATATTGCAAAGTATATAAATGAAAAATATGAAAAGAAATATACTGCAAATTATATCAGCACAATTTTTAAGCAGAAAATTATAGGGAAAATTATCGAAACTGTGAAATTACATCAAGACACAATTGAAAATTGTTTTTTTAAAGAGAATTTTAAAAAATGCAATGAATGTGGAAAGATTTTATTATTAGATGGAAGGAATTGGGTTAAAAAAAGTCGAAGTAAAGATGGCTTTCAAAATAAATGTAAAAGATGTGAAAAGAAAATAAGACAACAAAAGGAGGGCAATAAGAATGAAAGTAAAAAGTAAAAATAGCCCTGAAAAGTTGCTATTAGAAATTATGGAATTAGATTCAGTTCAATTTTTAGGGATTTGTAAAATTTTAGGGATTAATATATATAAAGAAGATGGTGAGAAAGAAAATAAAGTTGCAAAAGATTTCTGTGATTTATGGGAAGAAATTTGTGATAAAATAAATGAAATGAATAGAATTCGTCGGCGCAATCTCGGAAAGTTGTTGCGCGCGGCCAATAAAAAGGAGAAATAGATATGGCTGTTAACCCACATTTTGATATAGATTTCAGTGAAAAAAGATGTGTATGCTGCGGCCAGATGAAAGATTCTTTCTCTTTTTTAAGAACCAAATCCTTTTTATTTCCTACTGGCTATGTAGATGTATGTGTTGATTGCTTAGGTGATAAATTGGAAGAATCTAATTTTAATTGGAATACAATGGATAAAATTTGTCAATATTTAGATATTCCTTTTGATATAAAAAGATTTGAAGAATTTAAAAATACGCATACTGCGCCGGAGCTATTAAAATCATATGTATCGATTTATTTTGGAGATGAGTATGAGAATATAGATTGGAGTTCTTATCAGGAAGCTTACAATGAGTTAAAAGAAGTTAACGCTTTAGATGATGCAGTCCCTGGTTTATCAGAAGAAAAAAGACATAAACTTCAAGAAAAATGGGGGTTCAATTATGATGAAGAAGCTTTAAATTATTTAGAGAATCTATACGATGGTTTGCTTTTGACTCAAAATATTAATGGCGCATTACAAGGTGACCAAGCTATTAAAATTTGTAAGATTTCTTATGAAATCGATTGTAGAATTAGAGAAGGCGCAGATTTTGACAAGCTTTTAGCCTCTTATGATAAACTGGTAAAGACTGGTGATTTTACCCCAAAAAATGTAAAGAACGCCAGCGATTTTGAATCTATGGGTGAATTATGCAGGTGGCTTGAAAAGAGAGGGTTTGAAAATCAATTTTATGATGGAGCTACAAGAGATGTAGTTGATGAAACCATTAAAAATATACAGAGTTGGAATCAAAGATTATATACAAATGAATCTGGTATCGGTGATGAAATTAATCAGCGTATACAAGCTTTAAAGACTGCGGCGGAACTAGAATCATATTATGATGTTAACCCTGAGGTTGACGATTACGATAATTATGAAAATGAGGGATTCGAACAATTATTTAAGGATGATGTATTCGAACCTAATCTGGGGGATGAAAATGATTGAAAAAAAGAAAAAGATTATTTTGAGTTCTCGCCAAAGATTATTAGAAAATAATGAATTTATTGAACGTGCAGAGCGCGAAGGTATTGAGCTGGAAAAAGGAGCTGTTATTACTACCGAATATTTAGAGAGGAATCGAGCTGACTTAGAAAAATGGGTAAATTTTTTTACAGCTTATCCAGATATATATTTAGATATTATTAAACCAGCTGATTCTGAATTTTCTTTATTCTTTTACCAAAGAATGACGCTGCGTGCGCTGATGAGATTTAAAGATGTATTTATCACTGCACCCCGTGCATTTTCAAAATCATTTATTACTATTTTAGCTTTTTTCCTACAGTGTGTATTTATACCAGGAAGAAAGGTTTTTATTTGCGCCAATACTAAACAACAAGCTGCGCAAATTACAAAAGAAAAACTCTATGAGATATTTGATCATTGGCCGCTTCTAAAAAAAGAAGTGGTTGGGTATGAGTTAAAGGAATATCCCGGTAATTACGGAAAAGATTATGTCCAATTAAGATTTAGAAACGGATCGGTTCTTGACGTTGTACTCGCTGGCGATGCTGCTCGTGGCGGCCGTAGACATGGCGGAATGATTGATGAGATTCGAGACGGTGATGAGGAGGCTATCAACTCTGTAGTTATTCCACTAGTAAATGTATCTAGACGTTTACCTAATAATACAGTTAATCCGAAAGAGCCAAATCAGCAAATTGTTGCTACTACCTCAGCTGGTAGTAAAACTTCGTTTTCATATGAAAGATTAATTGATACTTTTGAAAATGCAATAATTGATCCACAGCATGCGTTTATGTTTGGATGCGATTGGCGGCTGCCCGCCATGCATGGCCTTATAGATAAACAATATATTAATAAATTAAAGATGAGTCCTTCTTATAATGCTGAAGCTTTTGCTACTGAATATTTAAGTCTTTGGCAAGGAAGTTCTGAAGATGCGTGGTTTTCCTATGAGAAATTAAGTAAATATAGGAAAATAAAAAATCCTGAAACTCATGCAATTAATAGACTGGGTTCTGAACAATTCTACTTAATATCAGTGGACGTAGGTCGAATTTCCGACCAAACTGCGGTTTGTGTATTTAGAGTTAATATATCTCAAGGAAAATTTTATTCTACTCTAGTAAACCTAATTGTCCTAGGCCGAACTCCACAAACTAAACCATTTTCGGTTCAAGCAGTTGATTTAAAAAAAATCATTGCTCAGTTTAAGCCGCGAGAAGTTGTAATTGATACCAATGGTTTAGGTTTAGGTTTGGCAGATGAAATGATTAAACCACAATATGATGAGATGGGGAATGTTCTTCCAGCTTATGGTTTTAAAAACGATGATGTTTATAAAAAAATACAGCCTAAGGATGCACCCCAAATTCTTTATGGTATTAAAGCTAATGGTCCTTTGAATTCAAAAATACATGGGAATTGCTACTCACGCTTAACTAGTGGGCTAGTTAGATTTCTCATTAAGGAACAGGATGCAAAGAGCGCGCTGTTAGCAACAAAAGTAGGACAGAAAATGACAGTAGAGCAGAGAGTAATAAGACTTATGCCACATGAAATGACAACGAAATTATTCGAAGAAATGAGCAACTTGCGCCTTAAGCGGACTGGAGCTTCTTTGGATATTGTTCTTGAAAGAATTAATTCCCGTTTTCCAAAAGATAAGTATTCATCTTTTTCTTATGGACTGTGGAGAATTAAAGAGCTTGAGGAAGAATATTATACTAAGAAGCATCGCAGTAGTCGTTTGAAAGGCCGTAGTTTAGTTTTTTTCACTGGAGGAAAGAATGGATAATCAAACAGTAAATACAGAAAGATTAACCGCTTTTACCAATGCGTATAAAAATATGATTGCTACTAATGATCAAGCATATCAGACTTCTTTCCCGTGGGGTACTCATAAGATTGGAAGAAAAATTAAAGAATATAGCTTAGAAGAAGTAGAAAAAATTATTGACTCTGGCAATATTGATGCTTTAATTACTCTTTCTCGTAATTATTTTGAAAAAGATGGTTTCTATCGTAGAATTATATTACACTATGCTACAATTTTAAAATATACTGGCTTGTTAATTCCTAATCCAAGTTTTGGGAAAGATCTCTCCGAACCGTATATTAAAAAGAAATATCTTAGTGCAATTGATTTTATCGATGCTAATAATTTACCATCTTTATTTGAAAATATTGCTATACGAGCATTGCGCGATGGGTGTTATTATGGGATATTGACGGCGGTTGATAAAAAAAGAATTGTTTTATTAGACTTGCCAGCTATGTATTGTACCTCAAGATTTAAAGATAAAATGGGGAATGATATAATTGAGTTTGATGTAACTTACTTTGATAGTATTTTTGATACAGAAGCAAAGAAGGGAGCATTAAGAGCTTATCCAAACGTTATTTCTAATTGGTACAGGCGTTATAAAAATGGCAAAGTAAAAAGTAAATGGGTTTATATTCCAGCAGAAATTGGAGTTTGTATTCCATTTTTAGATGGTAAACCATCATTTCTAAATGTTATTCCTGCGGTTATGAAGTATGAAAAATCACTTGAAACTGATATGGAAAGAGATTTAGAAGAAATCAGAAAAATTATTGTTCAAAAGATTCCGCATTTACAAGACGGTGGATTACTGTTTGAGCCAGATGAAGCTGCTGAAATCCATAAGGGTACTGTTAAAATGATGAAGAGTAACCCAAACGTCAGCGTATTAACTACTTATGCTGATGTGGATGCTATTGTTTCTAAGACAACAAATGACAGCACAACTGCATCTCTCCAAGCTGCATTGAATAATATTTATTCAGAGTCTGGAACTAGTAGCAACTTATTTGGTACTGATTCTAACCTCGCTTTAGAAACGTCACTAAATAATGACATGGCTTTAATGATGACATTCGCTCATAAGTTAGAGAATTTTATTACATACATCATTAATGAAAATTATTCTAATTCTAATATTAGTTTTAGATATACTATATTACCTATTACTTATTATAATAGTAGTAAATATTTAGATTCTACTTTGAAGTTAGCGCAGTCGGGTTATAGTTTTATATTGCCGGCGCTTGCGGCGGGAATATCACAAAAAGAACTTGGAAATTTAAAAGACTTGGAAAATGATGTTCTTAATTTGAAAGAAAAATTAATACCTTTAAGTTCTTCTTATACTGAGACTGATAATGTTACTGGACAGGTTGGACGTCCTAAAAAGGAATTAGATGAAGCTAGTCCAAAGACTATTGCTAACCAAGAATCATTAGATAAAGGAGGTTCTTCACAGAATGGCGGTGAATAAAGATAAAATATCGAAATTCTCTGTGATGGTCTATGGGGACGTTTCCAGCTATAACGATGTTCTTTCACAAGCTAGATGCAGAATCTTTTATAAGGGTGCAAATAGAAATGGCACTTATATAACGGATGAATTTGCTGAAAAGTTAATCTCTACTTTATCTTATGTGCCGGTAAAAGGTATTTATGATAGCATGACTGATGATTATACCGATCATGGTAGAGAAAGATATGAAGGACGTATTTATGGAATTGTCCCTGAAAATCCTAATTTTGCCTGGGAAACTCATTTAGATGAGGATGGTGTTCAAAGAGAATACGCTTGTGTGGATGTATTATTATTCACTGGTATTTATAAAAAAGAAGCTTTACAAATAGTTGGTAAATCACAATCAATGGAATTATACGCTGATTCTATTGATGGGGAGTGGAAGTTTATCAATGGACAAAAATATTTTGTTTTTACTGAAGGAAGCTTCTTAGGACTCCAAGCCTTAGGCGATAATGTTGAACCTTGTTTTGAAGGTGCAGCATTTTATAGTTTATATGAGTCTTTAAAAGGTGTCATGGATCAGATGGAAAAATTTGATTTAGATGCTAAAAAAGACAAAGGAGGAAAAGAAATGGCATTTGAGAATTTTAAGATTTCTGATAATGAGAAATTAAATATGCTTTGGTCACTTCTTAACCCAAATTTTAATGAAGAGAATGGCTGGGTTTTAGATTATACTGTATGCGAAGTTTATGATCCGTACGCTCTTGTTTATAACATGAAAGAGAATCATTACGAACGTGCATATTATACTAAAGACGATGCTACTGATTCATTAGAACTTGGTGAAAAAGAGGCTGCATATATTATTGATGTTAATGAAGCAGAAAAAACTGCTTTAACTAATCTCAGGGTTATGAATGGAGAAACTTTCGAAAAGGTTGATGAAGAATTTGAGAAAATTTCTACTTTAGAAAATGAAAAAACTGAATTTAATCAGAAAATTGAAGAGCAAGGATTAACAATTGCTACTTTAACTCAGGAGAAAGAGGAACTTGGTTCAGAATTAGAACAAGTAAAAATTTCTTTTGCTGAAACTTCTGAAGAAAATACTAATCTTACGGCGAAACTTAATGAGTTACAAAACTATAAGCTTGAAATTGAAAACAATGAAAAGAAAGCAGTTATTGATTCTTATATTGATCAACTTGAAGCTGATGTACTTGATGAGTATAGAAATAAGATTGATGAATTTACTAAAGAAGAACTTGATAAAGAATTAGCTTTTACTTTAGTAAAATCTAAACCATCCCTTTTCAATAATGATCTTGAGAATAATTTTGTTCCTAAGGATGAAACACCGAATGGAATTGAAGCAATTCTTAGTAAATATAAGAAATAATTTTATGGAGGAATTATTATGGCTTTAAAAAGAATGATAATTGACGGTTTTGGTCAATTAGAGTTAAATAACGTAGCCTTCCGTAGAGATGGTAGGGTAGAAGCTCAGTGCGCACTTGATGCTACTGATTTTGCAGATGTCCCTGCTGAAAACGGAATGTTACTGGCTGTAGATAGAGTTAATAGAACTATCAAGTTTGCAACTGATGGTAGTCTTCCAATTGCTCTTCACTACAGTACTGAACATATGTATGATGAAAGAGCTAATGCTCTAAAAGATTTTGCTCTTGAAAGAGGAACTTTCCTTCCTAGAATGGGTTATCTTTCAGTTGGCGAACTTTTCACAACTAACTGCATCGCTTATGATGATAGCGAATTCGCTGATGATGAAGCTTTAACAACGGCTTTTGAAGCTCTTGGCACGACTGCTGTTTATGGCGGAATTAGTGATGAGGGCGCAATTAAGGTTAGTGCTACTAAACCAACCGTTGGTCCTGTTCTTAAAGCTGTTGAATATACGACAATGCCTGACGGTACTGTAGGAATTAAGTTCCAAGTATTAGCTGCATAATTTAAAAGGAGGAAATAGATAATGACTTTAAAAGAACTCAAAGAATTAGCTGTATACGCAGCAAAGAATGAGGCTCCATCTAATTTCTCTGTAGATAATGTAGATGAGGCACTTGCTGATGGATTAAGAGAACTTGCTGGTTCTGTTAATCAGTTTATGAAGAATAGATATGACATTTATGATATTATTATCGAAGCTGTAGATGAAGTTCTTCCTAAGAAAGTTATCGACGCTGTTGGTATTTTCGCGGAAGTTCAGACTGTTCCACAAGGACAGAAAGCTTTATTTAGACAGAGATTAGGTAGAGCTAGAGCTAGAAAGTTCCTTACTCAAGTAGGTCTTTCTGGTGTGTACGAAACTTTCAGACTTGATAATGGTACTTTCGAAGTTTCTGCTCATGCAATCGGCGGAGCTTGCACAATTGATTTCGAAAGAATGTTAGATGGTGCTGAAAACATGGCTGAATTAGTTAGCCTTCTTACTGAAGCTCAGACAGATGCAGTTTATCAAGAAGTTCAGAGAGCACTTAAGGGCGCGCTGAATGCAAAAGGTAGACCAGCTGTTAATAAAGTAAGCAAGAACACTTTCGTTGGTGCTGATATGCTTAAACTCGTTAACATCGTTAGAGCTTATGGTAATGGCGCTGTTATCTTTGCACCACCTGAATTCGTAGCAGCCATGGGTCCGGATGCAATCGTTCCTGTTGGTGCAAACTATCAGGGTATTTATCATCCACAAGACATTGATGCTATTCACAATACTGGATACATTAACATCTTTAGAGGAACTCCTGTTGTTCAGATTCCGCAATCATTTGTTGATGAGAACAACGTTGAAACTTGGATTGATCCACAGATGGCTTATGTTCTTCCAACTGGTGGAGAAAGAGTCGTTAAGGTTGTATTCGAAGGCAACACTCAGGTTTATGACTTTGTAAACAGAGATCAGTCAATGGAAATCCATACTTATAGAAAACTTGGTACAGCTATCCTTACACATCATAATTGGGGTATTTATCAGAATACTGGTATTACTCAGACTTATAAGGAAATGTATCCAAACGCATAAGTTAAATAACCTACGGGGAGGGGATATTCCCCTCTCCGATTTTGTTTTATTAATTAAGAGTGAAAAGGAGTAGTTTATTATGGAAAATAAGAAAGTTAAAGTAAAGAATTTAGTCAATGGTAAAATTGGAATTTTTCTGCCAGATTTAAGGCTTAAAGTTGATTGGGATAGAAAAGGTCAGACAAGAATGATTGACTTTGAAACTCTTCAAGAAGCTATGTATGATTATGGTACTGAGTATATGTTTAGAGAAGGTATGCTTGGAATTGAAGAAATGGATGTGAAAATTGCTTTAGGTCTTGAACCAGAGGGCGCGACTGAGCCGCAGAATATTATTACATTAGATGAAGCTCAGATGAAGAGATTAATGACAGCAATGCCGCTATATGAGTTTAAACAGGATATTGCTGAACTCCCTAGAGAACAGGTTTTAAATTTAGTTGATTACGCCGTAGAGAATGAATATAGTGATATTAATAAATGTGATGAACTAAAAAAAATTACTGGTATTGATGTTATTAGCGCCATTAGACTAAATAGAGAGGATAAAGAACCAACTAAGGGGGAATAATAAATGGCCTCAGTTCAAGATGTTTATGATGCTTTTTTAGCAAAAATGCTAGAAGATGAATGGTTAAATTGGACAGATGAAGAAAATGCGGAAGATTGGCGGGCCTTATTGGATGGTGCTATTCCCTGGTTTAAATTTCCTCGTGTAAGTTTGGAAATTGATGAGAATGGAAACTTTGTAGATGAAAATATTACAAATGCTGAAATTCAAATTTTAGCTACTTACATGAAATGCGAATGGCTGAATAGAACTATTCTGACTTGGGAAAATGTAAAACCTTTATATGTAGAAAGGGATTTTTCACAGGCGAATTTAATTGATAAATTAAAGAACCTTCTTGACAGAGAGGAGTATAAGGCTTTAAAATTAGAGAGGGTTTACTATCGCTCTAGGAAAGGCTCACCTTTTGATTTCACGCAATTAGCAGGAGATTAAAATGGAGTATGTCTCAGAAGTTAGAGAAGGATACGAAAATAGGCTAAAAAATAAATTATTTGGCTTATTATGTGAATTTGAAAAAGGGCGAGAATGGGAGAAGTTTTTAGATTCTATTTTAATTGAATTGCTTGGTTTTACTGAAGAAGAAAAAACTATTAATTATTATATTCTTTATCATAAAATTGCGGCACTTCGATATTTAAAATATGATTATTTTAGAACTACAATTTTTGATTGTATGTCTTTATTATCTAAAATGGAGGGTTAAGTATGGGATATTATCATAATGTATATTTAAAAAGACTTAACCGCTATGGGACTGATTTCCAATCTCGTATACAAAGACAAAGAGAAGAAAATTTTAAGCGTCAACTTTTACGTTCGGTTTATTATGTAAATTTTGAATATGATAATGAAACTCGAGAAGGTGAGCTGACGCCAATGCGGCAAAATGAAACAAAAACAATGCAGTATTTGTTAACCGATGTGCATTTGGATATGCCTAATGGAACTATTTTATTTATTCCTGATAAAAATAATGAGTTGCAGCCGTGGCTCATATACTATTTAGAAGATATGAAAGCCAGCGGATACAATAGGTATATTATGTTAAAAATGACGCATTTGCTTACCTGGAAAGATAGAAATGGTAATGAACAAACTTCTTGGGCATATTTTTATGGACAAGAAGATAATATGTTAAAAGATGAATTAAAATCACGTAGTAGAAGTAGGGTTCTTTATACAGAGAACTTAAAATTAAGTTTCTTTATTTTACCACTTAATGAAAATATTAGAAAAGATGATTATTTAGAGGTTAATGCGGGTGGAAAATTAGAATCAATAAAAGAAGCTTATGTTGTTACTGGTTATGATACTCAGTCAACTCCTGGAGTTGAATTTGTTTCGGTTGATCCGCAATATATACGTGATTTAACTCCGCCGCCAGAGAAGCCGGAAGAAGATACATCTGATGATTATTTCTGGATTAGTGGAGGTAAAGATTGATGAAAGTTAGAGACTGTGCAGATATAGGTGTAAATGCACAATATATAATAAAAAGGCTTTTAGCTAATCAAAATTTATTAAAATTATTATATTATACGGATAAAGACCCATTAAATCATGAGGATTTAACTCAAGAACAAATAGAGAATGAAGTTTTTGAAAAATTAATTAAAATAATTCCTCGTGTTGGACCAAAAGAAACAGCAAAATCTATAGTTGCTTTGAGGATTGCGCGCGGTCGAGGATTAGCGGCGAATAATGAATTTAAAACAGTTTCAATTAGTTTAGAAGTTTTTGTTCCAATGACTCAGTGGTTAATTAAGGGAACAAACTTAAGACCTTTTGCTATTATGGGGGAGATTCAAAAATCTTTAAATAATAAAAAAATTGAGGGGTTAGGGAAGTTAACAGGTGGAGATTTTGATTTGAACTTTTTAACTGAAGAAATTTCTGCTTATGAACAGACTTTCATTTTAACATCTTATGATTGATGATAGGATTTTTCTTGGTTTTCCATTAGATTTTAAAGATATTTGTCAGGTGTATCCTCCAAAGGTAAAAGATGTTGTTGGGAATAAAGATTTTAATATTTATCAGTCTTTATTTACAATGACACAAGAAGAACTGGATAAAGCTTATTTAAAAGATGAAAATGTTACTGCTATTCCTACCCCTTTTCAGTATTTATTGATGAATTATTATCAAGATGAAAAAATTAGGACAAAAATAGAAGAAGGTTTTATGTTATTTGTGCATGAACCTGTAGCAATAGTTCCAGAAATTGAAATGTTATTGATTGGGAAAAAAGATGAAGATATAGATCCTGATGTAGATTTGGAAAACCCACGATTAATAACCGCCGAAAACTTTAGTGATTTTCAAAATACTGTGCGTGCTTCTATGGGATTAGATGCGGTTAAACCACCTGATCCAGAGGAAGAAAACTTAGACCCACGCATTAAACGCTATAAAATGAAAGTAAAGGAATCTGAAGAAATTATTAAAAAGAAAAAAGCAAAAGAAGCACCAACTTTAGGAACTTTACTTACTGCAATTTGTTGTATGGGAATTGGGTTAAATCCACTTAATATTGGAGAGATGAGCTATGCGTGTGTTCAATGGTTAATAGCTATGTATCAACAGAATGAAGAATATGAAGTTGATATACGTGCTTTATTAGCTGGCGCGGATAGTAAAAAAGTTAAACCAAAATATTGGATTAAAAATTTAGAAGAAAAAGAATTATAGGAGGCTATATAATATGGCAATTATTCTTGATAAATATGCTATTAAAGAAGTCGCTGATGTTATGTTCTATGAATTAGACTCAAAAGGCGCTCCTTCTGCTCCAGTGCTTTATCTTGATACTCTTAAGACTTCAACTTTAAGTCAGAGTTCAGAGGTAGTTGATGCTAGAGGTGGTAAGGGTAACGTTAAAATTCTTTCATGGGATACTAATAAAGAGCTTACCATTGAGATGGAGGATGCTGTATACAGCGCTAAGTCTCTTGGTATCATGTTCGGTGGAAACATGAAGGTTTATGGAGATAAGCAGGAAGTTCTGAAGACTCTCCGTTATAAGCCTGAAGATATTAAGCTGTCTGGCAACTATCTTACTTTTGATGTAGCTAATAATAAACTTCATATTAATAAAAGTTTAGTTTCTGCTTTTAGTTATCAGAAGACTGATGGTACAGAAGTACCTGATCCAGTTCCTATGGATGCTACGACTATTAACTGGAATACTGGTAAAAACTCAGATGGTACACAGGTTATTGATTTTATCACTTTTGATCTGTTAGACTGCACTTCTACTGCTACAGATAGAACTGCTTCAAATGGTGTTATCAATGGTGGTGTTACAATTGATATCGGTGCTGAATTTAATTCCAACACTTATTACATCACTGGTGATACATATGCTAGAAATGTTGCTTCTGGTAAGGACGAATTCCTTCAGTTCATTATTCCAAAAGGAAAGGTTTCTGCAGAGGATGTTAGTCTGACAATGGAAGCTGATGGAGATCCTGCTACATTCTCTATGACAGTACAGTGCCTGAAATCAGAGAGTGGTTCCATGGTTAAACTGGTTAAGTACAACATTGGTGCTGGTGGCACGGATGCTGTTGGTAACAAGGGTGTTGCTTCAGTTCTTGATGATTTTGAAAACAATCATGATGCTTATACGAATCCTAATGCGGCAATTACTGGAACTTCCCAGAATGATCCGGATTACGTACCAGGCGAATAATTTAATAAATCAACTTAAATGGCGGAGGGGCGGTAACGTCTCTCCGCTTTTGTTTAGGAGATATATATGGATAGAGAATTCGGTATGCAAGAACTGTACTCTGTGCAGTTGAAATCTACTTATCCTATAGAGATAAAAGGAAAACAACTTGCTGCGGGTGAGGTAATCGCGGCATTTGACAAAATTCAAATCGCTAATTTTAAAGAGATTCATAAAGAAGTCGCCGCGCAAGGCGGTTATCAGAATCGAAAATTAGTGATTTGGAATAGGACTGAGGGAGTAGATTTAATTTTCACACAAGGTATTTTTTCGAAAACGCAGCTTGCTCTTATGAATAACGCTCGTTTAGTTAAAATCAATGATAATCAAATTGTGCGAATAGCTCAACGTGATGAGCTTGAAACAGATAGTGAAGGAAAAATTACATTAACCCACGCACCTATAAATTCGTGGATTTTTGTTTATAATAAAGAAACGGGTGAGAAACTGACGGGTCTTTCTAGAGTTGATGAAAAGACACTTCAAACTTCTTTAGTCTATAAAGATGTTATTGTTGATTATGAATATGGATATAATAATGGCGCAGATGTGAGCTTTATAGGAGAAGATGTATTTGATGGCTTCATAACTTTGGAAGGTCGTTCTAGAATTAAAGATGACGTAACAGGTGAAACTCATACAGCTATTATTTATATTCCGAAATTAAAAATTACGTCAGATTTTAATCTCACATTAGGACAAAATGCTCAACCTGTTGTGGGGCGGTTCACTGGTACTGCGCTGGCGACAGGAGATAGAAAACAGTCCAAAGCCTTAGAAATATATTTTTTAGAAGAGGATATAGATGAGGATAATGAATGGCGTTAATTTTTAATTAACGCTATTTTTTTTATTGGAGGAATAGGAGGACTAAAATGGATCAAAGAATTGGCCTTCGAATAGATGCCATAGGTAATTTTAGTAATGTTATTGGGGAGGTTAATAAGTTTAAAGCTCAACTTCAAGGGCTTAAGTTACCAGATAAAATAACTGCCAAATTAGAAAAAGGATTTGATAATGTAGAATCTAAAGTTACTCATTTTCAATCTCTTTTAAACAAAGGGATTACTACTAAAGGAGATTTTTCTAAATTAGTATCAAGCGCTAGAGCTGCGGATAAAGCTTTAGTAGATTTAAAAGATGATGTTAAAGCAATTGGAGATAAAGATATTCAAATTGCAGTAGTTAATAGCGCGGAAATACAAAAAGCAGAAAAAGAATTAAATAAAATTATTAATGCTGGTGAAAAACTTAAGAATTTTGGCACTTCAAAAGGGACTGGTATTATTAGTGAATCTGAAGTCGCTAAAATCCAAAAATTAGCTAATACTTCTAAGGGACTAAAAAGTAAATTTCAAGATGTTACTAGTGCTTTTAAAACTGGAGATATAGATCAAGCTAACACCGCGATTGAGAGTTTAATTGCTCATGTTAAAAGATATCAGCAGGTGATGGATAGTAATAAAACTACACCAGGAAAAGGTACTGCTATACTTACTTGGGCTAATGAAGTTAAAGGCTCTTTAAATGGCATGGTATCTGAGGTAGAGAAAGCAAGAGCTTCTTTTAACCAACTACAATCTAATAAGTTTGATCAAATGAAAAATTCTGTTAATGGGATTACTACTGGATTAAGTAATGCCACCAATGGAGTTAGACAATTTATTAATGCAGAAACTGAAGCTGCATCTAGAACTAATCAATTAAATGAACAAGTTAGTAATTTAAGAACACAAGCTAACTACTTCTTTGGTTTGCAAAACATGGGACGTTTAATCGCCAGTGGAATTAGAGAGGCCGCGGAATCAGTTAGAGACTTAGATAAGGCTATGACTGAGACAGCAGTTGTAACTGATTATTCTGTTGGAGATATGTGGGATATGTTGCCTGAGTACACTAAACTTGCTAATAAGCTGGGTGCTACTACTCAAGGTGCATATGAAACTATGACTCTTTACTTCCAACAAGGTCTTAATAAGCAAGAGACTTTTGAAATTGGCGAAGAAACTATGAAGATGGCTCGTATTGCTGGTTTGGATTATGCTCAAACCACTAATATGATGACGGCCGCACTTCGTGGTTTTAACATGGAATTAAATCAAACGTCTGCAAAAAGAGTTAATGACGTTTATTCAGAGTTAGCTGCTATTACAGCATCTGATACACGTGAACTTGGCCTTGCAATGGAACGTACTGCTTCTATTGCTCATTCTGCTAATATGGATTTTGGTAATACTACAGCCTTTTTAGCACAAATGATTGAAACCACTCGTGAAGCACCTGAAAACTTAGGTACAGCAATGAAAACAATTATTGCTAGGTTCCAAGAATTAAAAGCTAATCCATATGAAATTTCTGAAGTTGAAGGAGAAGAAGTTGATTTTAATAGAGTTGATAAAGCTTTAAAATCTATTGGAGTTGACTTGATGGATAATAGAGATAAATTTAGGGATTTAGACGATGTCTTTTTAGATATTTCATCTAAATGGGAAGGTTTATCTCAAACTCAACAAAGATATATCGCTACAATTGCAGCGGGTGCAAGACAACAATCCCGTTTTCTTGCTATGGTGCAGAATTACGATAGATTAAAAGAATTAACCGATGCTGCTGCGAATAGTGAAGGGGCTTCTCAAGTTCAATTTAACAAAACATTAGAATCTTATGAAGCAAAAGTAAATAGACTCAAAAACGCTTGGCAAGCTTTTACTATGAGTTTGGCAAATAATAAAGCGGTTAAAGGCGGAGTCGATATATTACAAAAAATTATTACCTTTGGTAATAAAATTATTGAAATCTTTGGTAAAGCCGGAAAAGCTATTGGCGGAGATTTCGGTAAGGGAATAGGCGAAATGATTGCTGCTTTTGGATTAGGTGCAGCAGGCTTTAAAGGGTTACAATTCGGAGCTAATACTGGTTTGGGTATTTTAGCTAGAATGACTACTGGCAATAAAGCAGGTGGAAAGTTTTTTATGGGCAATACAGGCGGCTCCCGTACAAGTGGAGCGGAAGCCGGTATGCTTACTTCGAAAATAACTAATCCAATTGTTAATGCTATTAATAATTTAGCTACAGCATTAGGAAAAGGGAAAGTTGCAGTAACAGAACAAGGGGTGCGTACCAACGAGATAAGACAAAGACAAAATAATTTATATGGTATGCTTACAGAAGAAAGGTTAAATACTAAGGGAAAAACTTTTGCTACACCTTCTTTATTTTCACCACAAGACGTAAAAAAGCAATTAGACGGATTGTCAAAAGAAGAACAGCTTATTGTTCGTAAAAATACTCCTATTATTTCTAATGCGCTAAAAAATAGTTTTAAGAATGCAACTAATAAATTAAATCTTTCTAAAGAAGCCCAAACTGCTGCAAATAAGTATTTTAAAGATATAAACACTGCAGTTTCTAAAGGACAGATAACCTACGCTCAGAGCTTGCGAAAAGCTTTTAATCCTGTTTCGATGGGAGAATCAATTGGCGGGCCTATTGGAGAAGAAATCATAAAAAAAGCCGCAGAAGCATCTGGAAAATATAACAATAGTAAATATACAGAAAAATTTAGAAGACAAGCATTAGCTAAAGGATTAACTAGTAATAGTGATATAGAAAATTTTATTAATAAAAAACGGGCATTATCTGCATCAAAAGATCCGAATAGTAATGTAATGGGATCTAGTAAACCAATAGTTGCAGTATCTGGAATTGAAGCTAAAATGACGGGCATTGCTAAAGCTGCAACTGGGGCAGGACAAGCGGTGACAGGTCTTGGAATGGCTTTGAGTTCTGCTGGTTTTACTGGAGCAGGAACAATATTAATGACTGTTGGTAATGGCCTTACCGGCATAGGCATGGCTGCAAGTGGGGCATCGGTGGCATTAAATAAAATGGGTGTTGCTTTAAAAGCCATTAAGATGAATCCTGCAATATTACTGAATCCAATTGGTTTAGCTATAGCTGGATTAACTGCATTAACTGCTGTTAGCGCGATAGCTATAAAGAAACATAATGATAATATCAAGAAGATGCAAAAAGAGTCGAAAAAAGTGCTTTCTGATTATGAGAATGGTATAGCAAAAACGACTCGAAATATTAGTAAATTAACAGAATATAAAGATACTTATCAAGAGTTATCTCTTGGGGTTGATTCTAATAATAATAATATTAATCTTGGTACTGCAGAGTATGAAGACTATTTACAAATTATTAATGATATAGCAAAAATGCATCCAGAGATGGTTAAAGGGTATAATGCTCACGGCCAAGCTATATTAAAAGAAACTGATGCGGTAAATAAAGCTATTGAAGCTGAAAAAAAACAACAGCAAACTTTAGAAGACAATTTTACAAAATCTGATAATTTAGACAAATTAATTCTTGGTAGAAATGCAACAAAGAGATGGCAGGTTGGGCAAGATGGCCCAAAAAGTACAAATGGTTATATAGATACTACTAAACAATCTAAATTAAAAACTGATTCGCAAGCAGTTGTTGATGCCATTCAAAAACTAGAAGGCGGGGATCAGTTATTAGCAAATTTAGCTGAGCAATTTGGAATACAAGCTAGTGATTTTACTAATTTAAGTGATGCAGGTATTAAGGTAATTCAAGAGCATGGCGCGAATATGCTTGAGCAGGTGCAAAGTCAATTTAGTGATGCTACCGATAAAACAACTCAAGGATTAGTAAAAAATGTTCAAAATAGTATTGCTCAAGTGGGTAAAGATACAGAAGGTATTGAAGAGGTAGTTGAACCAATTTATAAATCTTTATCTACATATGCTAGTAAAGAAGGATATTTTGATAATATACCAGATGAATTTAGAGAAGCAGCAGAAAAGGGAATCAAAGAAGTTGCAAAATTAACAACCGGTGAAGATGGTATGACCATTACTGGTAAAGAAATGCAACAACGAGTTCGGCAGGTAGCTCAAGAAATTGAAAATTTAAATGGCCATAGTGGTGATTATGCTGAAATCTTAGCTAGCATGGATGAGGCCCAAGCGCAATTTGTTAAAGACTTAGATACAGAAGCGTATGGAACGGCTATTGCTGATGAAATTGAAGAGTTATCTAGTTGGCGGGATCAGGCTCTTGATATTTATGAAAGTACCGGGAATGAATCTCAGCGCTTAATAGCAGAATCTTTACAAAATCAAATTGAAGCTTATGAGAACTTTACTTCCGAAGGCACAAAAACATTAGCAGATGGATTAAATGAACAGTCTGCACAGTTAGAAAAAGCTGCAAATGCATCAGAAAAATTTAAGAAAAAGACAGAAGGTATCAACGATTATTATACTGGCGCTGAAAACATGAAATCAATACTTGATGAAATTAAAGATGGCGTTGATGATGTTGGTAAGGGGAGTAGAACCTTCTGGGCTGGTGCTGAAGAATTACTTGGTGAAAAATATATTAAAAATAATAATTTTGACAAAGTAAATAAGCAATTAGAAAAAGTAAAAGGTTTGTTCTATGATGCTGGCGGAGAAGCTTTAAATGCTAAGGATAGTGCAGATCAATTCTTAACATACTTATTAGATCATCAAACAGATGACATTAAGGGAAATCTTAGTGGTCAATTTAAAGAAATTGGTGAAGTATTAAATGTTACCGATGGAAAGTTCAACTTTGAAAAAGCTAGGGGTTTGTCAGCAGAACAGTTTAGTGATTTAGCAGACAGCTTAGGAATGTCTGATCAGCTTTTAGCTTCTATGCTAAATAAAGCCGCGCAATTTTATAATATAGATTTTAGCAATGTTGATGTTTTAAGAGAAGCATTAGTTACTGGCGGAGCAAGTATTGCTGGTACGCAAGAAATTAATGGAAATACAGCTTTATATACTAAAAAGTCTTCTTTTGAAACTGAGGCAATGGCAGAAGGATATACTCCACCTGAATTAGATAATTTAGAAAAACAATTAAAAAATAAAGGTGTAAAATTATTATCTGATGCTAGTGACATGGGATTGAATGAGCTTAAAGGCGCTGTTAAAGATATGGGCATTCAATCTGGTCAAGAATTTATCAAAAATTTTAGTGATTTAGGATATGGTAAAGATGAAGTTCAATCACTATATGATAAGTTTTTAGGTAGTGATAAAGTTGACCAAGCCTTAAAAGATAAGATAGGCTTAGGAGATAAAACTTTCGGAGAAGCTTATAACGAGATGCTAGATGAGCGTGGTTGGGAAGAAGATAAAAGCGCTGAAGAATCTACCGCAGATAGCACTGCTCAGATTGCATCAACCAGTTCAGCGATATTAGCTGCATTAGGCGGATTAAATGTAAATGAATACGACAAAGGTGCTGAAGGCAAAGAGGGACTTGGACATCAAGCTTTACAAAAAGTAATTGGTGGAAAAGGGCAAGACACTTTAGCTCAAGGCTTTGCTACCGGAGTCGATTATAAAAGTGGCAATACTTTAACTGAGCAACAATATCAAGAAACTTATAATAAGCTTCTTAATATGCAGAAAGATTATAATGATAAAGCTGCATTACTAAGACTTCAAGCTCAGCATACAGAAGATACAGAGGAGGCTGCTCGTTTTCAAAGACAAGCCGATTGGTATCAGGAGGCTGCAGATTATACTGAAAAGTATATTAAACAAGGGGAAGAAGCTCATCAAAAGAAGATGCAACAAAATGAGGAAGAAGCAGAATCTAATAAACAGAAAACTGATAGTGAGAAAGAGGGGCAACAACAATTATCAGAGACATATAAAAGTTATTTAGCTTCTTTAAATGACATGGATACAGGGCAAGGAGGTCAGCAGTTATTAACTCCAGATCAACTTGCCGCGAAATATGGATTAAGTGATGCTGATATAGCTGATTATAAAAAACGTTATCAAAGCTTACAACAACAATTAGCTTCTAATCCGTATGCTGATATGGGATTGTCTCAAGGGCAAGGTGATTTATTAGGAATAAAAAAAGCACTTACTGATGGGCAAACAGATTTAACAGCTTTTAAAAACATTTTTTCACAAGTGACTTCTGCTCTTGGACCAAATTTACAATTAACAAAAGAACAACTTGGTCAAATAAAACAAAATATTAGTGGTTTAGATGCAAAGCAGCTTAATAATTTAAATACACAGCAGTTATTGGCAGATTTAAAGTTAGATAATAAACAAATCGCTGCACTTGAAGCTGCTAATATAGATATCCCTGTAGAAACTAGTGATGAAGATTTAGAGGGTACTAAAAAGAAAAAAGAAGATTTAGAGAAACCAGTTGAAATTCCAGTTAATACAAAAAATAATTTTAGTCCAGATAATAATAAAGATAAATTAACCCCTCCTAAGTCTGCAACAGAAGCACAAGAAGTAACAAAAGATTTAAAAGTTACTTATGTTACTACTATTTCTAATGAAGGAGAAATTACTGCATATTTAGATAGTAGAATTAGTTCTATTGTTAAAAATGCAAAAGCTAATAAAAATTTAAATTTACGTGCTTCTATTACAGTTGACTATAAAAAGGGAAAACAGGCGAAGGCTGATAAAAAAAGCACTACAGTAGATTACAAAAAAGGAAAACAAGAAGATGCTGCTGATAAGAAAGCTAAAGTTAATTATGTAAGAGGAACGCAAGAAGATCCGAAATCACCTAAAACTGCTAAAGTTAATTATGATTTAGGAACACAAGCCAATCCAAAAGATAAACATGCAAAGGTTATATATGATGAGGCGGCTAAAGGGAAAAATAATAAGATTGTACATCAATCGTTACCAACTTTTAATTCATTAGCAGTTGGTAATGTTAAAAAACAACCTAAAAAGCCCGCTTCTTTAGGAAATGGATTGACTCTTACTGGAGAGAAAGGATTTGAAATTGCATGGTTACCAAGTGAAAATCGTTCTATGATACTTGGTGCAAGTGGTCCTCAGATGGTGAATCTTCCAAAAGATGCTGTTGTTTGGACTAATGAACAGTCTAAAAAAATATTAAAGCAAAAAGCTATTCCTGCTGCATCAATGGTTGGAGGAAATGGTTCTTGGGGTGGATCTTCTAAAACATCTAAAAAAACTACAACTAAAACATCTACAAAAAGAGCGACAAAAACTCATAAAAATAATAATACTACAAAAAGAAATAATAGAGCAACCACAAGAAATATAAACGAAACGAAAAAAATCCTCCAAAAAGCTGGTAAAGTAAGTGCTTGGTGGTGGAATATGACTAAAAAAGTCGAAGCCACTCAGCGTAATATTGATAGACTTGCTAAAGAGCTTGAAAAATCATTTAAAAAGGTCGGTATGACCAGAACTAATGAGAAACTTAATACGACAATAGAAGATTACAGAAAATATTTAAAGAAGCAAATTAACCTTAATACCACAATGGAAAAACAGGCTAAAAAACAGCTAAATACTTTAAATAAAGGTAAGGCTTCTAAGGCAACTATAAAGGCTCAAAAGCAAGTTAAAAAAGATGAAAAAAGATTAGCTAAGGCTAGGAAAACAAAAAGCAAAAAAGATGATAAAGCTGCGAAGAAACAGCTTGCAAAAGATCGTAAAAGATTAAATAATACTAAAAAAGGAATTAATTGGGCTAATATTTCTTATGAAGTTACTGAACGTAAAAAGAAAAAAGGCAAAGTAACTAAATCTAAAAAGAAAAAGAGTTCTAGGATTAACTTAGCTCCTTTTATTAGTTTTGATACTGCAACTGGTGCTTATATTGTTGATTATAAAAAAATAAATCAAAAATATGGTAGTAACAAATCTAAGGCGCAAGCTGTATTAGATGCGGCTGAAAAGAGAATTGAAGATTATACAAATAAAAGAAATACTGCGACAGATAAAATCACTAAATCAAGAGAAGCTCTTGAACAATTAAATAATGATATATATGAAACTTTCTATCGTTGGGAAAAAAGTATTACAGAAATTTATTTGTTAAGTCAGAAACTTGAAGAAATAAGTAAAAAATTAGCAATAGCGAGTTCACAAGCCGACTTACAATTTGCTAAGTTAGAAGCTGGTGTTATTAAATCCGCCGACGCTTTACCTCAGATTCAAAAAGCTTTAACTTTAGAACGAGAAAACTTGTTGGCTCAAGCGAGAGGGAAAACTCAAAACCTTTATGAAACACAAACAGAATTTAAAAATAGTTTAGACCTTTCAACGTATCTTGATAAATACCTTAAAAATCCTAACTCTTCTGAAGCTATAGATGATTATGCTGCGGCAAAATTAGCTTTTGATTTTTTAGAAAAGCAGGTTAATTTTACTGGTCAAAATTTCGATTATAGTAAAGCTATTCAAACATTAGAAAGTAAAAAGTATAATGAAGAAACTTATAATCAAATAAAATCGGTTCTTGATAAGATTTTTGAAAAACAGGGTGCTTATTTAGATGCAGCAAATGAAGCTTATGAAGCTCAAAAAGAAATTTATGAAAAGATGGAGGAATATCAATCTTTTATTTCTGAATTTGAGCAAGACTTATTAAGTGGAATAGAAGAGCAGGCCGAAAATGAAATTGATCGCTTAGATAAATTAAATTCTTCACTTTCAAAAGCTTTTAAAGATTTACTTGATGAGGTTAAAAGAAAATTAGATGAGCGTAGAAAACAAGAAGACAATGCAAAAACAGAATCTGATATTGCGAAAAAACAACAAAGATTAGCAGCATTACGAGCTGATACAGCTGGCGGCCATCAGGTAGAAATTGCACAACTTGAAAAAGAAATTGCTGATGCTCAACAAAATTATCAAAGAAGCCTAGAAGATCAACTTCTTGATAGATTACAGCAACAAGGAGATGAAGCTGAAAGGCAAAGGCAACGCCAAATTGATTTACTGGAAACTCAAAAAGAAATTGCTAAACAGACGGGAACTAATTTAGAAGAAGTTAAAAAATGGTTAGAAGATTATGAAGGTAATTATGATTTAATTAGAAATGCTTGGTTAGCTAATGAAGGCTATGACGAAGCAACTCCTAGTGAGCGGACTCAACTAGAGCAACAATTTGAAGAAGAGTGGAGTAAATTCTTAACATATCGAGTATCTCTGGGTGAGTATGAAAATATGACTGCTGGACCTTTAAAAGATACTAGTAATAATGCAGATGCGACTAGCGAATCTTTAAAGAGTGTTGCTGACAATACAGATGCTTCTAAATTATCTTTGGCTAATTTAGAGGAATCAGTGAATACAATTGTTGATCATTTAGTTGATATAAAAGTTGATACTTCAGCGCAGACAAATAAACAATTACATGATGAAAAAGTACCTATTGCAAGTTTTGCAAAATATATTGAAGCAACCACAGGCAAAGTGGGCGCGGGCGCTGTAAAATTAGCCTTAGAAGCTGGCTATAAAGAAAAAGAAGTAGCTAAACAATATGGCTCATCAGCAGCACTTCGTGGAGGAATAAGCGGTAAGACTGCACAAGCAGCTAATAAAACTTCAGCAAAAGCCTTGCAGAAAATAGTTAATAAAGATAAAAATGATGAGGCTACTCAGAAAGATTTAGCTGGCGTAAAAGTTGGCAAGATTGATATTAATGGTAAGAAAAAAGGTGGCATAGTAAAAGATTCTCATCTAAGTTCTGGTGGCGGTACTGTTGGAGCAAATGCCGGTAGTACATTATATACTAAGGATTGGATTGAAAAGACTGGGAAAGTTGCAAGTGGCGCCTGGAAGAAAACCCCAATAAGCCAGTTAACAGTTGCTCTATTAAAACAATATCCAAAGGATGCTAAAGACGCTTTAATTAGTGCAATTCAAAATCAAAAAGTTGGCTCAAAAATCAATAAAAATTTTAAAGATTTGGTTAATGCTGCAGGGATAGTAGGAAAAACTTATAAATTAAAGAATGGAATTCAAGGTAGTATTGGTGGAGATGGAACAATCCATTATAATAATGGCACGGAAGGTGTAAAAATTTGGAATCCAAGCTCTGGCAAATTAACTTCTAGAACCTTTAAAAAATACGGAGCTGAAAAATTTAAAGAATGGGCGAAGAATAGCAATGTTGGAAGGGAATATAGTCAAGTTAATGAGGCTAGAAAGAAAAAGAAACTATCACATTATGCACAAGGAGGCCTAGCTAATTTTACTGGTCCAGCTTGGTTAGATGGTACTCCTACTAAACCAGAACTCGTATTGAATTCTACTGATACCAAAAATTTTATTGCACTTCGTGATGTATTAAGTAATGCCATAGGCTCAGCTAATTCAGTTTCTAACAATTACGGTGGAGACATGAATTATGAAATAAATATCAATGTAGATCATTTAAATAATGATTATGACGTTGATAAAGTAGCTAATAGAGTTAAACAAATTATTGTAAAAGATGCGAGATATAGAAATGTTACTCAGGTTAGAAATTTAAGGTAATAAAAAAGAAGGTCGAAAGACCTTCTTTTTATTTATTCTATTCCATAAAAGGCATAAGTGCCGCAAGCTGATCTGGAGTACATTTTAAGTCTTCTCCAAAATCATCGATTGATAAACCATAATTTTCAATTTGTACTTCTAAGTTTTGAAGTGCAGTCAGCGCGCTATTGCATTCATCAATCATATCTTCTTTAATTAAAATTTGGTCGCCTTCTTTACTAAAAACCAAATCTCCATTTTCATCTTTTTTTGCATAATTATTAAGAATTTCCTCAAATTTTTCTGAGTAAAACTCGCCTTCTTTTTCTACTGCTTTTCTAATTTTATTTAATTTATATGCAACTTTTAGAGGGAGAGTTGTACTGTCAAAAAAATCTCCACTATTTCTAAAATCAATTACTTGTTCCATCGTAACATTAACCATGAATATTCCTCCTATTCCCAATTAAAAATCTCTATTTTCTTTTTATGTTTATCATTTATGTATTTGCCAATGCCTATAGCATCTGCAATATCATCTGAAACTGTTATATCAAACCACTCTTTTACTTTCATCTGCATAGACCGTTTACGATCTACTCTTGAGCGACCTTTTACTTCACAATGCGAGCGCCAGGTTGCGGGTGGAACAATTACATAGTCTACATTTTGTTCTACGCAGGTAGCCATTAATATACCTTGTAAACGAGCTAATGTTTGATAAGTTGTAACACCAACCATTTTATTATTAAATTGTTGAAGTTGAATTCCTTCAATTCCTATTATATCTGGTTTCCAATTTTGAATTAATTGAATTAACCAGTTTTTTATTTCTATATCACGTTCTATTTCATCATCGGCATCTGCATTAAAAACATTAGCATATACAAGTTCACCGTCATCAAAAATAGAATACCCCGTTGTGTGAGTAGCCTGATCTAACCCAATAGAACGTTGTTTAGATTTATTTTTAGGCAATATTTCTTTAGTAAAATTATATTGATTTTGTTGACATATCGGACAAACCCATTTATCTCTAACCTTCTTATAGGGCATATATATTTTATGCCCTTCATCGCATTGAAAGATTAATTCAGTATCTAAATTTTTATATTCATCTGATAGTAATGTCCAATTATGTTCTATCGCCACCTTTCTTATATCTTCAATTTTAATTTTTGCCACTATTTTCCGCTACTACCAAAGCCGCCGCCACGGTCTTCGCCAATTTCTCCTACAGATTCCACTTGGATAAATTCCGCTTTTGGAACTTGAACTAATCGCATTTGAGCAAAACGTTGCCCTTCTGCAATCGTATAAGCTAATCCATGAACAATTGATTTAATATGGATTTCTCCGTTATCATCAAACTCATAATCTATATCTTTAAAAGGTGGTTCTATATTTTCAATAATAACGCCAATATCATCGCGATATCCTGAGTCGATGAGTCCTGGCGTATTGGCAATACGTAATTTAGTCTTAACAGATTGACCCGATCTAGGTTGAATAAGTATAGCATATCCTTCGGGGATTGCAGTCTTAATGCCAGTGCTAAGTATTTTTGTTTCTCCTGGCCCAATAGTTATTTCTTCTCTTGCATAAATATCTAAACCTGCATCAGTTTCATGCGCATAAACTGGTAATTTGACATTTTCTTCTAATTCGCAAGGGATATATATAGATTTATTTAAATTATTTATAATATTTTTAATTTTATTAGTAACTATTATGAAAATGTTTTTTAAAAAGTCTTTTTTTAAATCACTAAAAATTTCAACCTCTTCAATAGCATTCATAGCTTTATTAAATTCTTCTTCAATATCATTTAAAGTATAGTTTTGTGAAAATATTATATTTTTTAGTTCTATTTCTACATTGGAATCATTTAATAAATTAGTGAATATTGCTAAAAAATGAGTTTGCAATTCTTCAAAATTTTCGTCTGAAATTTCAAGGATCGCTTCGAGCATATCTATACCGCCAAGAAAATCAAACGCTTCTTTGTTTTCATCATATAACTGTTCCCATTCATCATTAAAATTATTTTGTTCAGCTTTTTTTAATTCTATTTGATTATCTTCAGCTAATTCATTTATTACAACTTTAAGCTTTTCATCGTTCACACTCATCCCAAACTCCTCCAAGTATTTTAACAATTTTTACTACCCAAGCTTCATCGATTATTTCACCTTTGGATTTCTTTGTTTTATAAGTATAACCACTTGCGCCAAGAGTGTATCCTTCTGAATTGGCTTCGTTTCTGAATTTTTCCATTATTACTTTGGCTTCTTCTTCACTATTGGCTCGGATTTCATCTGTTTGTTTTAGTAAGTATCCCATTATTCCTCCTCTTTTTTTGAACTTATCATAATTAATTCTTTACCTAAGAATAAATTATTTAAAGACTCACAAAATTCTCTCCATTCGGACAATTTATGATTACGTCTTGCAAAATAAATATTACGTAACACTTGATAATTGGCTGTCCATGTTCTTCTTTGGTTCCAAGACTCTGGAAGTAGTTGTATAAGGGCGCGCCAATATTCAGGTGATTTAGTTTTATTAAAGCGTTGACGTAAACTTTCAAGATTATTAATTGTAGAATCAATTATATCATCCATTGATACTGTATTTTTAGTTTCTGAAAAAGGGTTATTTTTTACTATAACTTTATCCATATTATCATCAAAACTAAAACATTCTCTTGTAATTGGTGTTGAAGCTAACTTGTGCATTGTTGATGTCGAGTTAGCTGTAGTACCAACTTTGTATGTATCCATTTCTTTCCACCAGTATAATGGAGCGGTTATATCCATGTTAACGAAAATTTGTCTTAAAAATTTACCATGATCCGTGCCTGCTAGTATAAGTTTTTGAGCAAGCTCTATATCTTTTTTACCAACATCAAATCCACAAAAAAAATCACTATCTGATTTGTCCCAACTTTCCTTTGGATTCCGCATTCCATGAAAAGCTCCATCAAAATTACAACTATGCGCGCTGTGTATTTTAATCATTTTATTTTCTCCTTTTATCTTTCTATATATATTATATCAAAAAAATTTTTTATTTTCAAATTTTTCAACAAAAAAACTCAGTCTATTCGACTGAGTTTTCTTTTTCTTCTTTATGTTTCCCTTCCTTTAAACCTTGTGTATAACCAATTGTATATTGATTTCGTATTTCAGCTTTAATATTTTCTAATATATTAGGAAAGCAGCTCCCAACAATAAATTCAAAACTAACATCTGTGTCATCGTTTGGATTTGTCTTCTTTAACATCTTCATCATTTTTCTTAACTTACCATACTTAACAGTTATCTTTTCCATTGTTTATCTCCCATTTATTTTCTAAACTTTTAACCCAAATGTTTTGATTTGAGCTGCCCCTCAAGTGTAGTGTTAAATCTTTTTTTGATTCTTCATATCGTCCATCTATTACAACATCTATATCATTAAGTATATTAGCGATATGAGAATTTGTTAAATCTAATTCTGAAAAATTATATCCAGTCCATAGAAAAATTTTAATATCAGGATAAGCTGAGCGCACTGCACTTACAATTTCTTCTACCATTTTTAAATTTTGTGGAGCTAAAGGTTCGCCACCAAGAATTGAGAAATTACGCCGTACATTATTTGCGCTAATCATTTTAATTATATCCCATTTCACTGAATCATTATATAAATTACCGCCATTGAAATCCCAAGTTTCTTGATTGAAACAATTAGGACAATGATGCGGGCAGCCTTGGACGAAGAGGCTCACGCAAACCCCTTCGCCATTAGCTACATCATTTGGTATTATAGTATTATATCTCATAATTTTTCACTATGTTTAAACCTTTCTTCAACTTCTTTTTGTTTACCTTTATTAAATGCAGTTTTATAATCCCCAGTTAAATAACCAGTTACTCTTCTCAATCTTTGGATATCAGTTGAGCCGCACTCTGGACACTCATTTCCAATCTCACCAGTCCAGCCGCACTTTAAACACATATCATTAGGAACATTTATTGCAAAATATGGAATATCTTTATCCATAGCATAATTAACAATTTGTTCCAATGCATCAATGTTATCTAATACAGCCCCTTCAAGTTCAACATATGTGATACATCCTGCATTTGAATAACCAGTAAGCTCACTTTCAATATCAATTTTATCAAAAGGAGAAATCTCTTTCCATACTGGTACGTGCATTGAATTTGTGAAATATTCTCTATCACTTATATTTGGAATTACTCCAAAGTCTTCTTTGAATTTTTTCATAGCTGTATAACAAAGATTTTCAGCCGGAGTATAATATACACCAAAATTAAGTTTTTCTTCCTGTTTGAATTCCGCGCATCTATCTTTAAATAATTGTTCAATACGTTTTGCGACTTCCATCCCTTCTTTTGTAGTATGATCTTTACCGATGAGAATTTGAAGTGCTTCTGCTAAACCAAGCTGTCCAATTACTAGAGTACCATGTTTAAGAGCTGATTCAATTCCTTCTTCTGGATGGTAACCAATCATTGTTCCATTTTCATACATGAACTTGGCTGATTCAGGATTCTGAGAGCAAATATATCTATATCTCTCAATTAACATTTCTTTAGCTTCATGGATTTTCTCGTCGAGAATTTTCATAAAACTATTCACATCACCAGCTTGCATCGCAAGAGTTGGAAGAATAATTGTTACAGGAGCAATATTTCCACGACCATCTTTAGTTTGTGGATTTATTCCAGGTTCTGCATTTATATCAGCTCCGTTGCTAGTACGACAACCCATTGTACTGAAATATGTTTTTGGATCATTTTTATCATAACCCTCATTAACTGACCAGTCTACATTTGCATAGTTTGGATATAGACGGCGCGCGGTTGACTCTAAAGCTAATCTATAAAGGTCATAATTTGGAGTACCTGGTTTATCATTTACTCCTTTCATATATTGGAAAATTCCGCAAGGGAAAATTGGAGTCTTGTGAAGTTTACCAACACCTTTAATTGAACCTTCAAGAAGTGCTTTAATTACCATGCGCCCCTCTGGGAGAGTACAAGTTCCATAATTAATTGAAGTAAATGGTAGCTGGTTGCCGCTGCGTGATTGAAGCGTATTTAAATTGTGATACATACCTTCTACAGCTTGTTTAACTTCTTTCTCTGTCATTTCTAAAGCGTATTTATAAACCTTTTCTTTGGCTTTAAAAACTTCACTTTCAATTCCTAGCTTCGACATAGTATAATTATCCCAATAATTATAATCTTCTTCTATGTAGTCTAACCCATCTTTATAATGTTTATAAAAACTTTTTCTTACATAAGGAACCATTGTCCAGTCCAGGTGGCTCGCACTTACACCACCAAACTGTTGCAGCGATTGAAGTTGGAATAGAACTGCTACAAGCTGAAATGCTGTGTTAACCGAATTAGCTGGGCGCACATCAGTTTGACGAGTATTAAAACCTTCTGCAAGCAGCTTATCAAAAGGCACAGTCAAACAATTGTGCATACCTAATGCATAGCTATCTAAATCATGAATATAAATCTCATTATTTAAATGATTATTACGAGCCATTTTACTCATTAAATTATCAAGAGCGTATTGTTTCAAAATAACTCCATCGGCTTCACCCCTACGGCCGCCAAATGAGTATTCATCTACATTAGCATTTTGATTTTGAACATTTGTAGCTTCTAACTTTTCAGCCACCTTATCCATCATTCTATTATTCCAGCTTCTAATTCTATTCCGCTCTTCTCGATAAGTTATATAAGCTCTTGCAACATCCTTCCTTTTAGTAGACATTAACCCATTTTCTACAAGATCCTGAATTTCTTCTACCGTTAGAATATTTTCATTTTCTTTTCCAATAAAATTAGCTATATTATTAGCCTTTTGAATAGCATAAGTAGATATTTCACCGTCTACTTGTTCAAAAGCCTTTAATATAGCATTTATAATTTTATTCTTATTAAATTCAACAACTCTACCGTCTCTTTTTTTGATATATTGCATATCAAACCTCCTAAATATATAAATAGTTTAAGGATTATATTTTTGAGCCACAATAAATACATACTCCATTTTCATATTTATGTGGACAAATAGATTTCAAATATTCATTATCTTCTATATACTTTTGAACTTCTGGTTGTAAAATGAATATTGATGGATCTATTAGAGATTGGATTTTATAGTTATTAAAATTAATTTTATCTTTAATTTCTTTACCTGTCATTTCTTACTTCACCTCCACGGTATTCATAGAAATCTTTAAATAGTTCATAATCTGTTTCTCTAACAAATTGAAAAATTGATTGTATAGATTCCTTAGATAGCAACGGCTCTTTTATTTGATATTGCTTTATCGCAGCCTTACAATAGCTAAATAATGTTTCATAAGGTTCTATGCGCTTTACGTAGTCTTTTTCTCCGTTCATGAGCAGGTGCTTATTATAACGAGCAATTAATTTCATAACCATTTTCCAATTATTATCAATGAGAAAAGTCTCATTATATATAAGTGGAAAAAATAACCCATAACTACGTAAGTTTATGATATTTCGAAAGATTCGTCTAATCCCACCATTTACAAGCTGCTCGTAACTAAAAACATCTGATATATTTACACTTATCTGTTTCATAATAGAAAAAGATAGATTTAAATTTGTTAATTCTGGTATATAAGATTCTTTTATTAAACCATTATGTTGTAATGAATAATAAGTACCCATAGGAGAAATTGATAACCATTTGCAAAGATCTTCTTTATTATTTACTTGAATTGGGAACTTGGCGCCAATACGCCTTCCTTCTTTATGCGAAATTAAATTTGAAATATTATCTTGTATAAAATCCGCCGCACCTTCAATTTTATTTAAATCATAGTCATGAAAAATAATACCGAAAGCATCACTATCATGTCGTAATTGTTTTTCAAAATCTTTCCAAATAGTCTTACCATCAAGTGATAAACGGACGTGTTCTGCTCTATGCATTGTGCTAAGAGCACTTTTATTATAGCCTCGTACTATTTTAGGAGTTAAATTTCCATATAAAGATATATCAGGTTTCATTCGCTCAATTTCTAAAGGGAGTGGTTTATACTGCTCTCCGTCAAACGCGCGCCCGCCAAATTCAATATTTGGACTTGAGTATAATTGCGTATTGGGATTATAAAAGTCTTGTCTTACTATAAAGTGACTATATTTGTGAGGAGAATAACTGGGAGCTAACCCAGTTATCTCCTTTTTCTTTTTATAGTAGGAGGATAATTTCATTAATTCTAAATTATAAAATGGAATAGGATAATAAGGGAGGTCTGCATCATATAATCCATAAGTCATTCTATAATTACTCCTTCAACCCATTTACATTTTGGATTTCCCGTATCTCCTAGTGGAATCCCTTCTTTATAATAAACTCGATCGATTGGTTCATGCATGAAGTCAAACACATAAGCTTCAGATGGAAATTTTTTTAGTTCTCTAATTAAATCACCTACCGTATTAATATATCTACTCATGCTATCTCCTCCCTTTCTTTTTTTGTTTTGATATATCCATTATTGTCTACTTCAGTTATTAGTTCAACTAAATGATGAGGAGTATTTTTATATTTTTTTGCTATAAAACTATCTCCTCGCCTAATCCCGGTTATAATAACTTTATTGCCTCTACTAAACCAAGACTTTTCAATAACGTGTTTTTTACCATCGGCACCACGCTCAGAAATCTGTTTATCATAATGAGTGAATGCATCACCAAAAATTTTAACTGTTACAACTCCACTAGTTGTCAATAAAGTAACGCTTTTCTTTCCTTTATCTTTATCTAAAACAGTTCCCGCAATACGATGAATTTTAAATAATGGAATTTTTTGACCCGTTTGTTTTGATGTAAATTCATAATTAACTTCCGGTTCTTCTGAAAGTTTTATATAATCTACTAATCCATAGGCGCCATTTTTTATTTTCTTTAATTCATGGTCATGTATATAACAGGAAACCGCATCCATTTCCCATTTACTAATATTTCCAAGACAATATTTATTCCACACATCTTCCCATAATCTTTGATTTATTGCATTTAATAATTCTTCATTATGTTCTTTTACATACGGTCTAATAATATCCATCTGTTTTTTATAAATTTTATCCCAATCTGTTTGCTTAATTTTAAAAGAGAATTCACTTTGTACAACTGGAATTAATAAATCTACATCAAAATTTTTCTCATAGAAATCAAAAGCTATTTTATTCATCATATAATAATCAGTTTCTTTAAATTTCTTTAAGTATTTATTATAATTATAAACTCTACATTGTAAATCATAATCATATGGAATTAAATTGAAGTCGATTAACATTTTCATATTCTGCAGAGTAACTCTTTTCTTTTTATCAGCAATTAAGTCAATATAATTTTCCATTATTTCAAATCTATTATTTCTATAGAGGTTATCAAATGCGCCGGCTTTAATTAGATTAATCATTTGCGGTTTATTAACCTTAACTTTATCAAGAAAATCTTCTATGGAATTATAAGGTCTATTATTTATAATTTGATGGACTATGTCTGTTCCTACTTTTGTAATTCCACTTAGTCCATAAATAATACTATTGTTTTCTATATCTGGCGCGAAAGTGAATTTTGCTTTATTAATATCAGTTGCAACAATATTAACTCCTTCACTTTTCATTTTTCCAATAGCTGTTGCAATCTTTCCATAATTAATCTTGTTTTGGCGTTTTTTCGAGTTAGTGTCAGCAGGACTATCTTCTTCTGATTCGTCATCGGATCCGTCCTCTTCATGAAAAATTCCAATTGATACATCATCATACGTTTCTTCAATGCTTTCTCCGTATGTTCTTCCTTCATCTTCTTCTTCTTTTTCATTACCACCACTATCACTAATTAAACAAGCGCAATTCCATAAAATAATTGGATAACGATATGCTAAATTTAATTCTTGCAATCCAATAATCGAATAAGCTAAAGTATGTGATAAGTTAAAACCATATCCTTTCGACATTGCAATAAGTACATTCCAAGTATATTTACAAAGTCTTTCATCACATCCGCGCTTCTTAATTTCTTCAAAATATTCTTCAGTTAACTTTTCATACTCAGCTGGATTTTTCTTTGCAATTGACTTTCTCAGCTTATCTGCCCAAGTTAGATTAAAACCACCAAGCTCTGGTAATTGTACCAGCTGCATGAATTGTTCTTGAGCAATACATAATCCATAAGAAATATTCAATACTGGTTCTAATATCTTTTTGGCTTCCGCGCCAAGTCCATATTTCTGCAGTTCATAATCCCAATCACTTGGGTGGGCTTTAAATCTTGCCAATTTATTTACTGGCATTTCGCCACCTTTTTCAGTAGCCATAAGTCGAATTGCAGAATTCAAAATTGCCAAGTCATCTACCGATGTTGGCTTCATTACAGCTATTCCTTGAATACCACTCTGCTTTTCCATTTGGAATAAACTCATAACTTCATGATTCCAACATTTTTCCCACATCTCTGGCGCAGTTCTTTCTAAGTTATATACACCAACGATTTTCTCATAGGTTTCTTTAAGCGTAGCTTCTTTTTCTTCATAACCATACTCACAAATTAAATCAATACAATTATGAATTTTGTCTAACGCTTCTACAGAAAGAATATCATATTTAATTAAACCAGTATCTTCTGCATCATGAAGATCGAATTGAGTTATAATCTCTCCACTTGGCGCACGCATCAATGCAGTTGAGTTTGTAAAAGGCTCATCTACAAAAATAACTCCGCCTGCATGAATACCCATTCCATTAATAAGTCCTTCAATTCCTTGTGCTACTTTCCATAACTCTGGATAATTTTCTTCCATTTCAATACGAAATTGTTTTGAAGCACTAATACCATTATCTGGATCACCATAAAAAGTTTGATGAAGTGTTCTTAACTGTCCTCTATCTGCTTCAATAAATGAAGATAAATACTGCGCCGTATCTACATCAATTCCAAGTCCTCTTGCAGCTGTAAGAATTGCAGATTTCGATTTTTCAGTTTTCAAAGTAAGTACATTTGCAACTCTATCATTACCATATACTTCTCTAAATTTATTTAAAACTTCAGCTCTGCGGCCGCCTTCGATGTCTATATCTACATCTAATACTGATACTCTTTCGGGATTAAGAAATCTCCA